GCGCGTTAGGTGCCGTAGACGGCCTGGACGCCGACCGCGGACTTGACGATGTATTTGCCGTTGCTGTCGCCGTGCGTGTAGCCCGGCGCGATCTTCGTGATGCGGAAGACCTTCGCGGTGGACTCGGTCTGATCGAGCTTCCACTTGACGGTGGCGTCGCTGACGATGCCGTACTCGTCGCCGACCTCGTCGTAGTCGATGCTGTTGAGCGCGACGACGAGGAACTCGGCGGCCTGATCCAGCACGTACACGCCGACCTGCGTGTTCTCGGTGCCGCTGGCGTCTTCGGCAGCAATGCCGACGACGGTGCCCGAGCTCGGATCGGCGCCCGAGATCTTGACCTGGTCGCCTTTGTCGGCGGTGGTCTGGAGAATGAGGACGTCGCCCTTGACGTAGGTCTGCGACGCGGCCTCGCGGAAGTACTCGATGCGGCACTTCCGGTACGGGCGGGGAATATCGCCGCCCGAGAGGGTGAAGGTCGTTGCCATGAATGGGGCCTCCAGCGCGTGGCGCCCACAGTCCGCGCCCACGAGCAGTGAGAAAGGGTTTGGAACTGGAGGTCGGCGGTCGGCGCGCGTCAGATCCTCCGACCGAGGGTCCGGGCGCAAAACCCACGCATGGCGTCGTGGGCGGACGCGACACGATCCGTGACGTCGGATCGCGGACGTCGCCAGAGGAGGGCGGCTGGCGAACCCGCAAAGCGTCACTTGCGGTGTGACGCGGGACCGGCGAGGCTCACAAACGCGGCTCGCGCGCGCAGGTGTTACATCAGATCAGGTGTTGCGACATCCTCAGCGTGACCGGAGGACGGGGCCCGGATCAAACGTCGATCGCCTCGACGTCGTCCATCTCGGCTTCGGCGCCGAGCGTCGAGCGTTCGCGCCTGACGCGCTCCACTTTGATGCCGCCGTCGTAGATGTCTTGGCCCGCTTCGTCGCCAAGTTCGGTGCCGGCCGCCTCGGCGAGATCGTCCCGCAGTTTGCGCGCGTCAATCGAGTCCGCCATCCGCTGATCGCGTTGCCGGCGCTTGATTTCGTTCCAGAGTTCGAGCGGCATCTTGGCGAGGAGTTCCTGCCCCCGGTCCCCGCGCCGGACGTAGCGGTCCTTGTCCGAGCGGAACAGATCGGCGACGTCGTCCGCGTCCTGCAGGTCACTGATCTCGACCGGAATGAACCCCTTCGCGCGCATCTGCGCGTGGCGCCCTTCCTGGGTGAGATTAAAGTAACGGACGTACCACTTGCGCGCCGGCTTGCGGCACTGGTGACACGTCGTCGCGCCCGATCGCAACTGGTGCTGATGATCGGAACTCGTGCAGACGTTCGGGTCTTCGTCCTTGAGGAGAATCGGCAGCGAGCCGGGATCGTTGGGGTTCTGAAAGCGCCGGCTGATCACGTCGATCCCCGGAAAGTCCTTGAAGCGCTCTAGGAGCACGGCGGGATCGGGCGGCGGTTGTGCGCGACGCCGCGGCGCGGCCTGTTCGGGCGTCACCCCGGAGGTCTGGACGCGGCGGACGGGTTTCTTTGGGGTCGCCATCGGTTAGCTGCCTCCCAGCACGATGCCGCGGCGGGTCGCGACGCCCTGTTCGAGTTTCTTCGTCGATCCGGTGTATTCCTTCTCGGTCAGCCCGAGGCGTTCGAACATCCGGCGCTCGTCGGGCGTGACGCTCGGTTCAGAGGCGCCACGACGCCCACCTTGGCGTTCCAGAAAGAGCGGTTCCTCCACCGGTTTCGGCGTCCGGTTCTTGCGGCGGTCGAGCCCGATCGCGTTATTCAAGACGAGATCGACGACTTGGGGATTGGCGAGCATTGGCGAGCGGGGCCCGCCGAGCATCTTGATCGTTTCCTCGATCGATTCACGGGTCGCCAGTGGCGTGCCATGATCGTCGGTCGCCTGGATCGCCTCACGGATGTTCGCTTCGGCGTGCGATCCCGCGACCACGCCGGCGAGCGGGCGGATGCGTTCGTCGGTCTGGCGGCCGTGGCGCGAATCGAGGCGATTGAGGACCCGGCGCGCGCGCGCGGCATCGGGCGTGACGCCGTCCGCGAGATAGAAGCCCATGTCCTCGGCATAGCCGGCGGCATCGGGATCCTCATCGCCCGTCGGCTGCTCGGTCGAGTCCGCACTCGGCCGCGTCCCCTGCGCGATGCGCAAGGCTTCGGCCCGCAGTTTCGGATTACTCACCAGGGCATCGATGATCGGCTGCGCCCGATTGAGGCGGTCGTCGAGTTCGGCGGCGCGCGCCGCGATCGGTTCGACGTCCTTGAGTTTCTTGGCGAGCGCACGGTTCTCGCGCTTCGCCGCAATCAACGCCGCTTTGACTTTGTCGCGGTCCTGATCGGCTTGGGGTTTGACGAGATCCTCGACTTCGGCGATGAGGTCGGCATCGGCGCCGAGATTGGGGTCGCCGTCGAGGGGGGTCACGGGATCTTGAATGTCGCGTTCCATGTCTATACGGACTCCTTGGCAAACCACTCTTCGAGGTAGTGGGCGACGTCGGCGGTGACGAGGGGTTCATCGGCGTCGCGCCGCGTGGGTGGCGGCGTCCAGATGTAGGGATCGGAGAGCGTCGAGAAGCGGACCCACTGCGGCAGCGGATCCGCGGATGGCGGCCGCGCGTCGCCACTCTCGGGCGCCAGTCCTCCCTCGACGAGGGCGCGCTGCAGGTCGTCGCGCGTCGCCGTCACCTCCGTGCGCAGTCGGCGTGTGCACGGGGGACAGTACGAGGCGTACTCGCTCGCGAGACTCCAGAATTCATCGAAGCAGTGCGTGCACCGCCGGACGACGCGCCGACCGGCATCGCTCACGCGTCCGCCTTGGTGATCGGGTCCACAATCCCGAGGATCTCGGCCTCGTGGAGGATGACGTAATCGACGCCGTCGACCGAGATCTGATCCCCGGCCGAGGGCGAGAAGACGACCATCTGCCCGACGGCGACCTCGAAGGGCGCGGGCTGCATCCGCATCAGCACGCGATCGATGCCGTCGATCAGCGCTTGTCGGGACAAGAGATCGATGCGTAGATCCGGATTGCGTAGCGCCTCGTTCAACTCGGCGCGCACGTCGTCGAGATCGACCTGCCCGCGTTTCTCGCCGACCTGGACGACGATCCCGCGCGTCGCGATCTCGACGTTGAAGGTGTCAGCGGGTTTCGCCAGAATGATCCCGCCCGCCGTGGTCTGCCCTGCCTGGTAGGTGTAGCCCGTCGCCGCTTCTTGGACATGCTCCTTCGGCGGCAAGGCCACCAGCACGCGATCGCCGAGCACGCGGATCATCGGCCCCCCCACACAGCTTTCCAGCGCCTCATCGGCCCATCCGGCGGAGTGCGGCAAACGGCCGCTTGTCCTCGTGGCGCGTCGTCAACTGCGCGATCTGTTGATCGGGCCAGCTCAAGATCGCGTTCACCGCACGCGCGGTCGCATCGACTTGCTCGGCCACACGCGCGACTTCCCACGCGCGATCGGGCCCGGCCGGGATCTGGCTGAGGGCGCGCTGCATCTCACGGCCGTACCCGGCCGGCCCGTGGTCGTCTTTGGCGCGGGCGAGCAGGAGTTGCCAGCCGCGTGACTGCACGAGGTCGCGTAAGGCACTCACGATTTCGCTGCGGTCGGGCGTCTCGTCACTCACTGCGGACCTCCGGGCGGTGGCGGCGGCGGCGCGCCGGTGTGGGCGGCGAGCGCAGCCATCAATGCGTGCGGATCCAGCCCGCCCGGCGCGCCGGCAGTGCCAGGCACCGGTGGCGGGGCCCCAGGGCCGCTGGGCTGCACCGGCGCATTGGGCGGCGGCGGCATCGCAAACGCCCCGAGAAACGGCTGCCGATCCCGCACGCGGTACGACCGCAAGGCGAGCTCGAGAATGGCTTTGTTGGCTTCGGGGTTCGCCAAGATCGTCTGAAAGCCCGGCACGACGGGTGCGAGCTTCGTCAACATCATCACGAAGCCATCAAAATCCTGCTTCTGCCGTTCGGGGTCGGCGGTCTCATCGGTCCCGTACGGCTTGAAGTGGAAGTTCCCGTCCAGGAGATCGGCCGTAAAGCGGCCGTTTTGGAGCTCGGCCCCACGACTCTGCAGCGCGCTCATGACCGAGGGCGGCGCGTCGAGCCCCTTCGGGTCGCTCTTCAGGGTTTCGACCCAAATCGCGTGCGAGAGCTGCATCACCTCCGTGATCGCGAGGTGCAGATACCCGATGACCTCGTCGACCCGGACCGCGGAGCCCCCCGCGACCAGCCGGTTCTCGCCGAGGGTCCGATGCTGGTTCGACAGAATCCCAACGGCGGAGTCCGAGAGGCCGCCGACACGCTCTTTGGCTTGGTACAGATCCCGCTTCTGCTCGACGTTCGACATCGGGACGTCGGGCAGGACCATCGGTTTCACCTCATCGTGACTCCGCACGGTGATGGTGCGCCCGACGCCGATCGGCTGGGTGTCGGGATTCCAGAGGGCCCCCTCGAGCACGGTCATCGGCGCGTTGGTCACCAGGGCCGATCGATCCGCGCCCATGTTGCGGAGCGAGGTGTGCTCTTCGGCGAGCGTCAAGAGCTTGTCGAAGCTGTAGCTGTAGCCGTAGACCGAATTGCGACGCGGGAAGAGCACGAAGGGGACGCACCGCGCGCGGCCGAGTTTCTGGGCGAACGGATCGAGCTTCAGTCGGAGCAGCGTGCGGTACCGCCGCGACACCGTCGCCAGATACCACTCTTCCCGCCCGTCGCCGTCGAGGTCGCGTTTGAGCGAGACCTGGAAGAGCTCCTTTTCGACCGAGGGGCCGTCCTGCGCCGCGACCGTGTCGACGCTCGGCGGAATCTCCTCATCGTGGCGGTCACTCGAGTCGCCGATCTCCGTCACGGCGTCGGCATCATAAATGCCGTCGGCGACCTTTTCGGTGAGCTCGGGCACGCGCGTCCAGAACCGGTACGCGTAGCCCCAGACGGCCTTGCGGCTCTTGGCGTGGCCCGGCAGGAAGACGAAATCCTTCAGGCTGATCGGATCGTACTGCGGGCCGAGGCGCTTCAGCTTCGTCTGCGTCCGCTCGATCGTCGCCGCGGGCTGGCCCGGTTGCGCCGGGACGAACTCGCCGGTCTCGTCCTTTTGCAACTGCGGCTGGCCGTCCATGAACACCGGCGCCTGCTGCTCGTTCACCTGGAGGGCGACGTCGAGCTGCTCGGTGATCCGCTTGGTCTCGACCTTTTCCGACACCTCGAGGATGTAGCCGTCCTCAAGGAGCGCCCCGTGAATGGTGCGCGCGAGCTCAAAGGGGAGCTCGCTTTGTGGGACCTGCCACGCGTGGAACGCTTCGACGTAGGGCGCTTTCTGCGCATCGGCGCCCCAGCCTTCGACAAAACAGAACGGCTCGACGCCGAAGACGGCTTTGAGGAGGCGCGCCCGCAACGCGTCGACGTTCTCGGTGATGAAAAACGACGTCAGATCGGCGGCGCCAGGAAACGGGAGATTGTTCGGGTCGGTCCGTCCCTGCTCGTAGTACCAATCGGCGAGATCGATCTTCCCGCCGTCGGCGATGACCGAGGCGCGCGCGTTGAACGCGTCGTCGATCTCGCGACAGAGATCGGCGGCGAGCTGCTGGCGCTGGTCGTCGGTCAACTTCACATCGAAGGGTGAGGGTTTCTTCGGGTTGAGCATGCTTAGGATTCGCCCTCAATCACGTTCCAGTTGTCGTACGACGTGCGCCCGTCCCAGGCCCGATGCACGATGACGCCTTGCCCCTGGTCGATCTTCAAGAGGGGCTGACACGGACAGTCGGTGCCTTCGCGGTGCAGGAAGAGATCGCCCTCGGGGATCGCGTGCGTCACGCGGTCCGGATCGACGAGCAAGTCGAGTCTCACGCCAGGTTCGGCGCCTCGTCCGGGAGCCCGCCGACGACGTGCCCCACGCTGATCACGCCCGACTCAGAGATCGCGAAGGCGTGGCCACACGCCGGACAGCGCCGGACCAGCCCTTTGCCGTGCAGCGGGATCACGGTCTTCGCCGCGCATTGACACTCGATGATCGCGGTCGAGTAGGCGGCGAGAATCTTGAGCGGCGCCCCGACGAGATACATCAGCGGCCCTTCCCCTTCTTCGTCGGCTTCTTTTTCGTGGGCGTCGAGAGCGCCGGGAATGTCCCCGAGATCTGCATTAGGACTGGTCCTCGGCGATCGAGGCGTCCTTGAACTCCCCGCTCGTCACCACCTGCCGCACTTCACCGTCGTCCTTGCGTTCGGCGTCCAGCCACACGGTGTAGCCGTCTTCATGCGCGCTGCGGATCCACGCCGTGTAGGGCTGGCCGTGCTTTGGCGTGACGAGGACTTTCGTGCCCGTTTCCATGTCCATTACCTCCCGAAGAGCAGCCACATGAGCCGCCCGAAAAAACCGCGTTGCAGGAAGCCGCTGACGATCGTCAACGCCTCCGAGTGCTGGTTGATCAGATCGACCGCGCTCGGGCCGAGGGCCCGCCGCAACTGCCGCGCCGACGCTTTCTTCGCGGTGCCGTTCATCTGGCCTGCCCGCGCGTTGCCTGTCCCGAATACATCCAGTGCCACGACCGCGGGCGTTTGCCTGCTGAGTAGGTGACCGACGTCGCCCAGTACGTGTCGGGGCCGTCGAGTATCACTTTCAGATTCACGGACCCGATGTCGGTGTCCCACACTCGGACGACCATCGCCGGCACGATGTCGCCGGCCTGGACAGCGTTGCCGTCGGCGGGCAGATCCGCGAGATGGAGTCGCTCGCGCTGGCGCACGACATCCTTGGCGCTCCACGCGTCGAACACGAAATACACAATCCGTCCGGGCACCAAGCCGTTCATTCGTCCAGTCGCAAGCCGACCTGGTGCAAGGTCGTGAGAATCGTTTCGAGCGTCGCCGTCACACGCGTCTGCAGCGTCTGGAGCTGCGTGAGCTTCGCGCGCGCCGCTGGCAGATCAATCTGGAGCTGCGCCGTCAACCGATCGACTTCCGCCTGCTGATTCGCCACCGCCGTGGCGAGTTTCTCGGCGAGCGTCATGGGTGCACCCGGACGCCGTCACTCAGCACGGCCGGTGCGGGCTGGTTGCCGCGCTGAAAGAGCGTGTCCGCGACGATGCGCCGCCGTCCGCCCGCCGTCCGCACGAACGCGATCCGGTTCGTGTCCATCCAGTAGTAAATCGTGCGCCGGGAGACGCGCGCCAACTGCGCCGCTTCGCGAATCGTGACTAGGGGCCGATCGTCCATGTCAGTAGCCTCCACGCCGGCCGCCGGGGCCCCGGGTCCGGATCCGCCGCAGCCCGCGCGGCTGATCGTCGGCGTCGTGATCGAGTTGTGACCGGCGGAGCGCCGCCGCGGCATCGCGCGCCTGTTGTTGACTGTGGCGGATCTTGGCCTCTTCGGTCCGCGTGTCGCCGAGGGGCAGATCCAGGATGTGCGCTTGGGCCCCGTATTCCAGACAATTCATCGGATGCTCGAACCAGCCGTCCTTCTTCGGCACGTAGAAGCTGCCGAGTTTTCCTGAGTGCCGGGCGTCATCCTCGAGCACGTACCCGGCTTCCAGGCCGTCGACAAAGAAGCTGTCGAACCGCTCGTCCTGGAGCTCGGCCAGCACCCAGCGTTCGGGATCGACGAGAAACGCTTCCTCGCCGTTGACCCGCCGCCGCATGTAGGTCGCGAGCCGTTGATTCGCGGCGACGCGCCGTTCGGGCTGGTTCGCGTCCGGGAGGTAGGTGGGGCTGACGTAACTGCCCTGGGCGTCGCGTTCACCGTGCTCCCGATACCAATCCTTCAGGAGTTGCACGGGCGTGCCCCGGAGCCCTTGGCTGTTATTCGCGGCGCCGGCCGGGTCGCACGTGGCTTCAATCCGAAGCCGCTGCGGAAACCAGAGATCGCGGTACCGCTCGACGATCGGGAGGAAGGCATCGAGGTGCAGGTCGGAGCCCAGGACCCCGCCCAGGACGCGCACCCAGCCCCACGGCGCCCACTGGTACCAAATCACGCACGGGTGATGAAAGCCGTAGTCGTAGGCTTCGTACAGCGGGAGATCCGGCAGGATCGGAAGGGATCGGACGTGGCGGCTGCGGACGAAGGCGCCCAGATACACGGGCGTCCCGTGGACGTCGAGGCCGCGCGCGCCTTCGAGCTTCGCGGCCCGCATCGGATGCCCGACGGGATAGAGCAGTTCGGCCGCCTCGATCGTCTGCGGATCGAGGTTGTGGCGGTTGTCGCGCATCGCCAAGCGGATGTAGCGATGGAGCGGCTTCGTGTTGGTCTTCGGCCACGTCTTCGCGATCCAGTGGGAATCGGGAATGTGGTTCGGGCTGACCACCATCACTTGCGGGAAGCCGGGCTGCGACAGGCGCAGGGCGGCTTCGTCGTACACGTCTTGCGGCACTTCCTCGAGTTGGTCGATGTAGAACCCCGCAATGGTGAGGCCGCGCACCGTCGCGTACCGCTTGTCGCGTTCGTTGCTCTTCAGATGCACGGCGTAGAGCCGCGAACCGTTCGGGAAGTCGTAGCACGACTCGCGACGGTTCCAGTCCCCGTGCGGAATCCCCATCAGGGCGCAGATGTTGCGCCAATCGGGAATCAACTTCTGGTGCAGATCGCCTTCGGTCCAGCGGCCCATCGCCCAGCGGATGCCGGGGTAGTCCTCGAGGAGCGTGCGAATCGCGATCAGGATGGTCCAGGTCTTCGCCGAGCGGAGCGCGCCTTCGACGTCGAGGTACCGCGCCTCGGCCTGCCGGATCGTGCGCAGCACGACGTTCTGCACGGGGCCGAGACACACGTCGACGACCTTGGGCGGCACGGCAGTCATCGCGACGGCGAACAGGAGAGGAGCCAGCATCTACTTGTCATCGACTAGCACGAAGCGGACTTCGACGGGCCCGCCGCCCTCGCCTGTCACTTCGACCATCTCCGCCGGTTTCCCGTACGCGTAGTGCCAGAGCAAGATCTCGACGTGGGGCGCAATGTCGCCGCTGTTCAACCGCGTCGCGAGGTGCGTGCGATACGTCGGATCGCTCAGGAGCGCGTGTGCCAATTCGCGCACTTCGACCGTTGCCTTATTGGGTGTGCCTTTCACGCGGCCGCCGGTTTTCTTCCCCTTCATCTACCGCGCTCTACTGTGGATGACGACGGGACGGCCGGTGACCTCTTGCTCGCGCTTCCGGTCCGATTCCTCGTCGCGGTCCTTGCGCACGAAGTAGCGACTGGCCTCGCGCGGGTCGTCGTCGGCCGGCTCCACGGGGGGCCGATCATCGAAGTCCACCGGGTGCGCAGAATTTGTAACGGGCGTACCAGTGTCGGCGACGCGCGCCTGATAGAGAGCTTCGAGTTGGAGGTGGGTGAGGCGCGTGACGGTGGTCCCGCGCAAGTTGAATTGCGTGACGCCGAGTGCGGCTGCAATCATCCCGTCGGTGAACCCTTCCGCCTTCAGTTGGCGCACGCGTTTCTTAGCGTGGCCGGCATCGATGCGCGAGTGGAGCGACGGGACCGCGTCGCGGCGGTAGCGCGTGACATACGCGGCGTTGGCCGCACGACACGGGAGACAGTCGCAGCCGCGTTGATAGCGGCGGCGCGTGCCGTGCGCCGCCAGCCCGGTCCGTCGCCGCAGCGCGCGCCGTCGGTCGCGCGAAGGCTCCCTCACCGTGCGTCGAACTCCGCGAGCCACGCCGCGCGTGCGTTCATCAAGTCGCCGCGATACGCCAAGTCGTAGACGCGCTCACTGACGGGCACGTCGTCGACGTAGTGGCGCCCGTTCGTATTCCAGACGAGCGTGCGCGGTGGGGTGAGGAGAAACCCTTCGCGCAAGCTCCGCACCGCGTGCGACCAGTTCGAATCCGTCATCAGGAG